AGAAAATTCTTGGTCTAACCTAGCTTCAGGATCATTAAAATAAACTTCACCATTGTCGTTCAATATGTTTCCTGCAATTTGGCTTAACAGTGCTGTTTTTCCACTTTGACTAGGGCCATACGCTATAAGCATTATGCCTGAAGGTATTCCACCACCACGAACCCTATTACCACTTATTGCTAAATCCAATAGTGTAGAACCAGTAGAAATAATGTGTTCAAAATTACCGTCATACACTGTAAACACAGGTTCTTCTGTCTTGCCATTTGCATGACGTTCTATTTCCTGTCCTAATGTTTGTGTCTTACGAGTTCTTGTTCTTTTCATCTGTAACTAAAGTTAGTATTCGACCAGTAACGTCAGGTTCAAGTTTTTTGCGCCTTAATTCAAATTGAAGTTCCTTCATAAAGGATTCAAAACTCTTACCTTCTGTTTTAGTCCATGCTTTGTGTGCATTTTCAGCAATTCGTTTTTCCAACACTTCGTTGGTATAAACTTTGATCTGACCATTCATCCATTCAGTAAGTAATGTTTTCATTATACTTATCTTAGGAACTTCAAGGGCATTGCAAAAAAGGGTCACGTAGTCTGCTTGGCTCTTGGGGATATAAGTCCCCATGAAGCCAGCAACTACACGCCTTTTACGTTTTTTTGGGAACGTAGTAAGGATATTTGACATTTATTAACCCTCCTTTTGTTTTTTGTAACAAGCCTTCCACATTTCACATTCATCACATTCGTCGAATGAATCGTTGTCTTTGCCAAACTTGTGACCGTGTGGGCATTGGTCTTTACCTACTTGTTTTTTGAGAGGTTTCTGTTCTTCTTCCTCTTCCTCAAAAGGGAGATCGTCATTTTCAGCAATTATTTCCAACATGCGTTTTTTCATTAAACGTACTTTGGTCATACCACGCAATTCTTTGATATGTGCTTTGAACAGGTCAGGACTTTCCTTTGCAACAGCAAGTAAGTCCGAAACAGTTTCAGCTTCTTCAATTGAATCATTCAACCCTGTGTCTTCCTCTTCTTCATCATCTTCTCCCTCTGCTGGTTCAAGTATTTCCAACATCATTGCTTTCAATGCTGAAGCCTTTGTTTGTTTGTTCAAAGTTTTCAATTCACTTTTGAACTCTTTGTTGTTTGTTGCAATGGTAAGCAAAGCACCAACTGTTTTACAAGCATTGATTTCATCTTCCAAAGATTCTTCTTCCTCTTCTTCTTCGGGTTCATCCTCTTCCTCTTCCTCTTCGACTACTTTGCGTGTACGTGCTTTAGGTTCTTCTTTTTTTCCTTTCTTTGGTGCTTCTTCTTCCTCGTCCTCGTCGTCTTCAACGTTTGCTTCAAAGAACTTAGCTTTAAGTTCGTCGTAACTAAGTATGTTCAGACACTTTTCCAAATTTGGTACTTCGTCGAGCAAAGCATCGTCAAGTTCTTCTTTACGATCAACAAAGTCAAACCGTGTAGCTTCAGCATATTTGTTCCCTGCAAAAGAAGCTTCGTCAAAAATAACCTTCAGCGAGCAACCTTCGACAGGGTGTGCAAATGTCTGCCAACGCTCGTCTGTTTTTAGTTGAGCACGCATAACTTCCTGAAACTTGAAGTCCGAAGTGTCCAACACATGAATTTTTGACTTTACCTTTTTGTCACCCTTTGGCAAAATAGCATACAGGTTACGGTCACTTGAATTCAGGGATTTGATTTCATCAATGTCACCATCGTCCTTTTTCAACTGCATACGGTAATCACAAATAGGACAAGGCTTGCCAAAACTTTGTGGACAAACAACTTTTTCATTCTTTACGCCAACGTTACGGTGTACACGAAAAGGCAACTTGTACCACCAATCCCCGGGACGTGCAATTTCGTTTGAATCATCCCTGTCAGGGTGTGCTTTCATCTTTACCTCGTAAGGCAGGAAATCAAATGTAACACTTGTTTCTGCTTCAGGTGTAAATGCTTCCACTCCACTAGGTAGTGAAAGGTAAGTAAAACTGTTTCCACGTTTAGTACGTGCATCGTTTGAGTTGATCTTCCCACGGAAACTTGCAACTCGACTACTACTCTTTTTAGCCATAATTTTAACTTGTTATTAAATTGATTAATTTCTACGACGTTCTATTTTTTTCATTTCAGCATTTGCTTTCTGATTTTCACGCTTCTTGTCAACCTCTACTTTCAGGTTGCGTGGTACATTTGGCCCTGCAAAGTAGCTTTGACCATGTAGGATAACAAGGTTTTCAAGTGCTGACTTGCGAGTAAAGCTAATTTCATTCTTAGCAACTGAAAGTAGGTTAGATTGCTTTAAAGCATCCAACCACGCTTCACGTGCTTGTTGATAATCTACGTGTTGTAGGATACAGGCTTCCACATTTGCAACAGTAGCTTTGACTCCTTCACCCAATAGCTTTTCAGGGTTTTCATTGATCCTAACATTTAACTCTGCTTTGATCAACTTTACATTTTCATTTGCACGCTCCAATGTGTCCTGTGCTTCTGCCCACATTCTGCCATACTTCATAGCAAGTTCGGCTTGTTCCGTCCATTCAACATCAAGTGCCTGTACATCAATCGACATATCACGTTCATAGGAATAACTCATAATGGTTTCTTTTTAATTAGTTCTTTTTTATACTTTAATGATTTCTGCTTTACAGCATAAAATACTTCGTCAGTCACTTCTTCAAGCAACTCTATTGGATCATTTTTAGCAATGGTTCTGCTCAACCCTGCAATTACTTTTACACTTTCATAATTGCCTAAATTCATGGTTCGTTCAATTGTGACCCAAACCTTATCTTCTTGATTTTCCATAGTTTTTATCCTTTACAAACTTGATATGACGCCAAAACTAATCCGCTGAACCCAGAATTGTAAAAGGGTTCTGCAAAACATTCAAGTATCAAAGCACATTGATCATCTTCTTTGTTCAGAATCACACTTGTCATATAACCCAACACAAGCCTACGAACACTTTCAGCATCATCATTTGCTTTTAAGTTCTTTAGTATTTCTTTAACTTTAGTCCAACCTTTACGAGCAAGCAAAGCACGACAAAGTTCTATGCTTTCAGTTTCTACAATTTGTGCTTGTTCAGCTACTTTCAATCTACGCTTTTCAGGTGTAGCAAGTACTTGTTCAAGTATAGTCAAAGCGTTGCGTGGATGCCCTTGTGCTGACTTTACAATTTGCTCAAATACAATTGAATCTAATTTTTCATTTTCTTTAGATACAACTTCTGTAAGTAAAGCATTCATTTCAGCATCACTTAATAAACTTACTTGATATCTGCTACACCTACTCCTTATTGTTGGAATCAAACTATTTTCATCAGTTGTGCAAAGAATAAAGTAAATGTGTGGTGGTGTATCCTCTAATATTTTTAAGAAAGCATTTTGAGCATCCTTACTAGCCCTTGCCACTTCATCAATTATAAATACACGCACACCACCACCTAAAGGGGTAAATTGTGCTGATTTACGAATATCACGTACTGTGTCTATTCCTGTGAACTGTGCTGTGTCTATTTCAATTAAATTGTTTTCATGACATTCTAATTCATTAGCTACAATTCTTGCAAGTGATGTTTTTCCGCAACCATATTCCCCAACAAACAGCAAAGCATGTGGGAACTTATTTTTATCCTTTATTGCACTTTTTAGGGTTGCTACTAAATTCCTGTTACCTACAACATCTTCAAATGTTTGAGGTCTGTGTTTTTGATATAGCATATTATTTTTGTGTTTTAATGTCTTTTATTTTTTGATGTAATATATATGATGAACCTTTAATTAATTCTTCAATTGTTATTGATTGATCACCTAAAACAATTGTAAGAACCTTTTCAGTGTACTCTGCTATAAATTGTTTTACTTCTAAATCTTCATTTACAAAATAAGGTTTATTATTTCTCTTTTTAAGGAAGCAATACTGTGTAATGTTTTGGCACAACATTTTATTTCTTTCAATTTCTTCATCATTCATTGGTTTAAGGTTATAAAACTCTTCTCTGCTTTTACATATCATTTCATATTCTCCTTTTATGTTTAAGTTTCTTTTCTGTCAATGTGATTAATCCACGTGATGCAATAAGTATAGAACTACCATCCTCTCGACACAAACCAAATACCATAGGTGAATAGTCAAATAAATGATCTTTGAAAAAGAACATGATTTCAAAAGTTTCTTTTAGCGACTGTACTTTGAATTTGTCACCAACTTCAAGTTCACCAACCATGCTGCGATTGTAAAGGATTCTCCCACCCTTTTTGGTCACAATGTTATAGCACTTTTCTATGTCCATTATAGTTCTTGTTTTTCTGCCCAACTTCCGTCAACAGGTGCAATCGCCACATCTGCACGAAGTGGAACAATAATCCAATCCCAATGTTTACGTACATCATTTTCCATGATTTGTTTCATTAGAATAATTACTTTGTCACGTTCAGGTGGCCACACATCAAGTATAATACTATCGTGTATCTGACCAATTATCCTAGTTTTGAGTTTTAATTCCTTTAACTTTTCAGTTGCCCGAATTAAAGACCAAAGCAATACGTGTGCAGCAGAACCCTGTGTTTCATAATTCCACACATCGTTCCTACCCATCAAACCATTGTACAAAAATCCTGTCTTTGAAATCAAGTACCCACGTTTTTGATACTCCTTCCAATGGTTGTTTCTCCACTTGTCGTACACAGGGAATCGCTTGCCCCACAAATCATCTTCAATA